TATTACCTTTTAACATATTTTGCGTACTCTGTTAAGGGTACGTTTAATCTTTTTGCCATTTGAACTTCTGCTGGCGACAACTTAACTTGTCTTTTTGAGCTGGTATTACCTGCTACTCTGCCTGCCGAAGCCACCTTTTGTTGAGGCTTCGATTTAGCAGAAGACTCTTCAAACTTGTGTGGAAATTCTTGTCGCAATCTTTTATCAACTTCAGAGTAATACTCATCTGTTTTAGGATCGTATCCTTCTGCAACAAGTTTTTGATCTATGGTAAAAGCAGCCAACGTCATAATTTCGTCTTCACCAAACCATTTATTGTTCTCTACCCATGTTTCTTGTTTTTCATCTAGCTTAGGTGGAGCTTGGTATTGTGGTGCAGGTTGTTGTACGTTTTGCTGTATGTTTGTTGGTTGTACTGGTTGTTGTTCTATTGCTGTTTTTGAAGAAACAATCTTGTTTTCCTCCACAGCAATCTTAGCTAAAACATCTTGTGCTTTTGCAACCTTTTCATAATCTTGGTTTTCATGTGCAGCTTTTAAAGCAGTCATAGCTTGTTGTTTTTGTGACTTTAACCTGTTTTCAGCTTCCATAAGATAGGATCTGTCAAGGTTAGAACTTCTTGTTCTAAGCTGTTCATTCTCGGCAGCAGTCCTTTTTGCATACTCGTATGCAGACTCTTGGCCTCTTTCAGCTTCTCTTAGTTTTCTAGTAAGCGTATTAATTCTTTTTTGAACGCTTTTAGAATAATCTTCTAATTCGTCTTCTTTTTTTGCTTCAGGTGTATCAGATACATCTTCTATCTGTTCATCTGCTTCTTTGTCTTCAGACTCCATAGGAATCTTCGTTTGTGTTTTTGCTTCTTCAACAGGTTCTATTTCAACAATCTCTCCTTCTTCTACTTCTGTTTCTTCTACAACCTTTGCATTTTCTTCAGCCATTATTTCTCCTTATACTGCAAGAATATCGTCAGGATCTAAGATGGTAGCTATCACTTCATCATCGTTAATGATTCTGCATTCAGACTCATCACCAAGTTTGAAACGAGCACCAGCGTATCTGCCTATCAATACCCATTGTTTTTCCTGACACCAAGGATGATCAAACTTGCTTGCATCCTTGTAGCAATCAGGACCCATTTTTACTACATAGCCAACTACAGTAGCTAGAGATTCTCTATCTACAGTTGATTGAACTAAGTGGATTCCTCCTTCAGTAACTGCTTTACCTTTGTAAGGTAATATAAGTATCCGCCAACCTGTAGGCTGGGGCATACGATCTAAAAAAGATTTTTCTAAAAGTGTGGGGTCTAAAACCCTTGCTTGTTCTTTGACATAAGCAACATTTTCATTGCTTTCTTCGGTTTTTGTTTCTTCTTGTTGTTTTATCTCTTGTTGTTTCGCTTTTTGCTCTGCTTCAATCGATTTTGCAACATGATCAGGGATTTGTATCTTGCTCATCTTGTTGTATTTTTCCTAGCAGTTCTCTAAATATATTTTCTGCATCAGCTAGAGAACTGTAACGCCCACGCAGATATTCATATTGAGAAAAGTCTTTACACCCTGCTAACATAGCATCTTTGGTGTCCTCTCTCCTGGCTTCAAGTTCTTTTAAAAACTTGTTAGCCAGCCAAACTGGATCCATTAATAGATGCCAGAAAACTTGCCACCGAACTCGGCAGCACCCATACCTCTAGCTTTACCTTTGCCCATGCCAGGCTGAGGTTTAGTATTGGCTGAAAAAGTACCAGCTTTAGTTTTCAAAGATCCATTGCCTTTGTTGCTGTAGCTATTTTTGTTTTTCAAAACTTTGGGTGTTTTCTGTTGACTTATCTCTGTTCTTTTAATCATGTTTTTTATTATGTTTATTTATTTTGCAATTTGCAAGTTTTAATTTTTATTTTGCATATCTAGCATTTTAAAACGTGCTTGTTGTTCTAGTCTTGCTCTAGCAGTTTCATCACGTAAATCTGCTATATCTTCCATAGACTCTATTCTTTCTCTGTCAACATTAATACGTCTTTGTGCTTCCATTGCTTTACGTTTTTCTTCTTGTAAAAACTGTTGTTGTTCCATGGATAACTCTTGACCTTTGAGTGCAAGTTCTTGTTTTCTTATGGCTACTAATGGATCTTCATCACTTGGATCTTCTACCTGTTGACTGTATTGAGTAATAAGCTCTGCCATAATCGGTGCAGAGAACTGTGCCAATATATCACCTGCTTGTTGCACCATCTGTTGTGCTTCAGCAGGATTAGCCTGTTGAGCTTGCTGTTGTATTTGCTGGAACTGTTGCATAACCTCAGGTGGCATTTGTTGTTCGGCCATAGTATCTGCTTTCATTTGCAAATGTTGCATTATGTGTGAATGTATTAAAGCCTGGACCTGGGCGTTCATTTGCACAGGAGGTGTTTTTAACAAAGCGATATGCGTTGCTATATGTGCATCATGGTTCTGTTGACCAAAAGCTTGAGCTTGTTGGCCTAGTAATAACTTGTTGTTTTCAAAGCCAGCTTCTAATGGCGTAGGATCTTGTGGGGGTGGTGGTGTTAATATCTTCTCAATATTATCTACACCAATAGCTGAGTACATTCTTTTGTATGCTTCATAAGTTCCATTAGGACCGTGCACCTCTGGATTAGATTGTACTAACTGCATCATTTCTTGAGCCATGGCAATGCGTTGAGATTGACTGAATATATCGGGGTTAGAGATGGGGAATATATCTATATTATCGTCAAAATCGGATAATTTTATCGCAGCATTGCCACCAGCTACGGCATAAGGGTACTCAGGGGGGAGGTACTCCTTAAATACTTGTGCAAGTAACTTAAACTCTTTTTTCTGTGAATTATGCAATCTTTTGTGGATCGCACTTAAAACTTTAGTAGATCTTTCTAATAAAGCTAATGTTGTACCTACAGGTGCATTTGGATTGCCTTGACCTGTGTTAATTTCAGCAATAGATGCAAACTTTTTACCACCGTCTACTAAAATACCTAAAAGGTTTAATAAAGTGCCACTAGGTTCTTTAAATGGTAGTGGTTGGATAGATTCTCTTAATGATCCACCAGGAGCATCAACATCTCTAAACTCACCTGGTTGAATCGGTGTATCTTCATCTCTAATTCTTATACCTCTAGTTTTAAAACCAGCAGGTAAGTTAGCAAGAGTACCAGCGTCAATAAGCTGTCTTAGTATTGAGGTAGAAGCTTTAGATAAACCACCTATCATATGAGTTAAACCAAACCCATAAAAACCTAGTCCTGGTAAAAACTTAAAGTGGACAAAGTATTCAATCTTATTCTTCATAGGATCTTGTTCTTGGAAGTTTCTACGGATAGATAGTATTTCGTTAGATCCTGAGTCAATCGTTACGATATATGGAAGTTTTACACCTGTCAGCTCACCATTCTCATCTGTATCTTCGAAGCCATCTATGTCTAAATTACAATGAACCTCGTAAAGAATAGATACCTCTCCGTCATCGTAAGATGGCTCCATACCTGATAACTTGTTGATTTCTTCTTTAGCTTCAGAATACATATCAGGTTCTTCACCTGTATCTATATCTATCTTGCGGTAAAAACCAATAGCTTGAAGTTTTCTAACTTCGTTTTCTGGCATTTTGACTACGTTAGTAATTCTTGGGCAAGTCTCTAAGTCAGTTGTATAGTAAGGCACAATTAAATCTTCAGGTGCTACAAACTTAGATACAGCTCTACCTAAGGTTTCATCGTAGTAAATTTTCTTAAATGCAGATCCTGCAAGTGGTAAGTAAAAGAGCATCTGATCTAATTCTTCATCAAACTCTTCCATCACATGAACAATTTGATAGTTCATAAAGTCTTTGACTCTTTGTGCTTGTTCTTCTACCGCAGTATCGTATGCACCAATAACTTGTGTTTTTACAGGTCCACCGGATGGTAATAATTCTTTGTATGCTTGTGCTTGGAAAGTTGTGACTGCTTCACCTAGTAACGGATGAATGACTCCAGATGCACCTTCAAAAGGCTCAGACCTTTCATCGTCAAACTTCATACCTAGATATTTCAGACCATCGGTGTAAGTCTTTTCCCAGTCTTCACGTGATGACTTGTCTCTATCAATACCGTCTACAAGTTCGTTAGCTATTCTTCCAAGATCTGAGTCGCTTAACATTTCAGCTAAGTTTTCGTTGAACCCTGTTTCCATGGGTTCTTGCATATCAGCTTCTAATATTGCACTGCCGTCTTCTTGCAACACAAAGTCTTCCATACCAGCTTCTTCAATTGCAGCTAATGCTACTTCCATTCCTTCATCACCTAAAGGCACTTGGTTTTCTTCGTTGAGAACTGTTGGATTAATTTCTTTATCTATCGCCATTAGTAATATACCCTTCTAATCGGTGCTTTTTCCTCGTCCATATAATCATCATCCAGAGAAACTAAGCCACCCTCTCTAAATCTCATGAGGGCTTGAGTCATAGTATCACATAAATCATCATTTTTACCAAAAGGAAAAGACGCACATTCCTCAATCATTTCCTCAGCAAACTTACGTTCTGGTGCATAAACCAGGTTAGATTCAAATATAGGTGCAACCGAATGCATCCTGGTTGATTTATCGTGTCCTCTAGTTGGTGAATAATTCACAACAGGTATGCCGAGCCTTCTTAGTTCATGAGTAAGGGGTGTACCAGAGGCTTTTGCCTCAATCAGTGTCATGTCCGGTTCCCAGTATTTATATTCGTTATAGGCTATACGTTTGAGTTCAGGAAAGTCCCATCTGCCTTTTTGTGCATCGAGCAAAATAATACAGTCCGGTGAATCAGGCGTTGGTCTAAAAATACCCCATGTGGATATAGCCGAGTAGTCAGCGTTCTCTTTTTTAGAAAAAGCCGTATCGTAGCTTTGAATGATATAGCTCACCGGTGGCATAGCTTCACTATCCCAGATGTTCCACCACTCACGCTTGATAATAGAACCTTCTTCTGAAGTAGGAGTCTGCATCCACTGTGCATTCCATTTCTGCACAGGTAGCGAGGCTTTTACTTTTTCTAGCTCAGATATTTCCCAGAACTCAGGCCATAAAGCATTGTTGGTTTCAGGAAAGATAGCAGGAAACTCTACAACTTCCCACTGATCAGCGTTATCTTCTTTCTGTGCGTCAAGCAGTTTTGCTGTCAAATCAATAGATGACCAACGTGTCATCACTAGAATAATAGCTCCACCTGGTTGCAAACGCTGTCTAGGTCCAGATGTGTACCATTCCCAACAAGATTCTAACGCACTAGGGCTCAAAGCGTCTTGTTCTGAATGTGGGTCGTCTATAATCAGCAGATCCGCACCACGACCTGTAATAGCACCACCGACACCAGCAGCGAAATACTCACCGCCTTTGTTCGTTTCCCAACGACCAGCAGATTTAGAATCAGCTTGCAGTTGTACTTCGGTAAAGATACGTTTATATCTGTCGGTATCCATCATGTTTCTGACCTTACGACCAAACCTTACAGCTAGTTCGCCTGTGTGGGTGGTCTGCATAATCTTACGATTCGGCTGTTTACCCATGATCCAGGCAGGAAAATAGGTCGAACAAAACTCAGACTTGGTGTGTCTAGGTGGCATATTGACGATTAAACGGTTAATTTTGCCGTTTGCTACGTCTTCAAGCTTCTTTGCGAATATCTTGTGATGACGGCCACAAATGAACTCTGGCCACATATAATTAATGTATTCTAAGAAACTTTCTTGACATTTTGACTGTTTTTCAAGGGTTTGGAGGCGTTCTTTGAGAACCAGAGTTTCTTTTATCTCTTGATCCGATAAGTGTGCTAGGTTCATAACTCAGCTAACATCCTGTCTATTTCTACAGGTCCACCTAGTTTGAAAGCGTCAATACCTTTATCTTTGATAGCTTCAACTAAATCATCAGTAAATTTAAGGTAAGTTCCATCGTATTCGCTATCTGTGCCCTCTACTTTAGAAATCATACCCTTTTGATTAGCTCTGTTTGGTATAAGTTCATCTAATATCTTTTGTATTTCTTTCTCACCGCTAGTGTATTGTTGTACGATTCTTGTTGGACTACCCTCAGTTTGTGCTTGTTTATTACCAATATGCACACCTTGTCTGCCTTTTCTGTAAGCATCAAGAACTCTGGCTCTTACAGGTAGCTTCATATACTTAGAATTACCGCCATCAAAGTATGGATCTATTTTCATGCCAAAGTCTTTAGCGTTAACACTAACAGCTTTCTTCAAAGCTTTAACACCGTCAGCTAATTCAAGCATGGTGCCTCCTTGTCCAGCTATATCATCAAAGTAAGCTTTAGCTAAGTCTGCTGGATTATTTGGAACATCAAAGTATTTTAGTCCTCCAGAACCATCTGGTGTATAAAATATCTCTTCTGTAGTTTTATCTAAAGATTCAGAGAAAGGTCTGCCTGTTATACGCTCTATATCTCTAGGTGTTATATCTAGCTTATCTATACCAAAACGCAACACATCTTCGTTCAGTGCGTCTGATATTTTATCTATGTCTACAGGAACGCCATCAGCAAGGGCTTTGTTTACTAGATCTACTTGTTTGTTATAGTCTTTAAGCTTTTTAAGTACGGCTTTTTGTTGTGTTGGATCTACAAAACCACCTCTTGAGGCAGGTGATTTACCTAGTATTTTGTTTTGTATTTTGTTTATAGCAATACGTCTGTCGTATATTTCTTTAAGGACTGCACGTGTTTCTGCGTTGTCAGGATATATTTTATTAAGTTCTGTTCCAGGTGAGTTTAAAAAATAGAAATTTTCAGGAGTCATCTCTCTATATCCAGCCTTCCCTTTACCTTTTAAAGAATTACGGAATGCATCATCTGCAAACTCTGTGAATGAAAACTCTCTACCGTAATCATCACCTAATTTTTGTGACAAAGCGTAGAGTTCTCTATCGGGTGTAAAATACTTACCTGGTATTCTGTTAGCCAAATCAGTGTCAGTAAATACTTTGAAAAGATCATCGCCTAAGAATTTTTTAACTTTGTCCATATCACCATTAACAAAAGCATCAACAAATTTAGGGTTTAAGTTTCTACCAAATGCTCCTGCTTGAGTGCTTGAACCCCCAAGCATTGTTTTCATTTCTTGGGCATAGCTAACACGTGCATTATTGATATTACGTAACTGTAGTGCATCTATGTTGCCAATCATGGATTTTGTGTCGTTAAACTCACGCACTTGTTTAGGCAAATAAGTATCAGCGACTTCT